AAAGGCGCCTTGTGGGACCGTCGGTCCGCAGGAAGAACCCACGGCTACAAGTATTCAACGCGTAGACACCGCCATGGAGCGATCGGATGGGTACGCCAGGGGCGTGATATTGGGGACCGTGCCGGCGCCAAAACGCATCAAGGCTGCGTGCGCCCGTTACCTGGCAGAGCGCGACGCACCAGGTGAACACGGCATCGCGTGGGACGGCACGCAGCTAGACGCGTTCGTGAGCCGCGCTCAGGTCATGGGCATGAAGCTCCTGCCCTGGCAGGTCCACGTCTGTGCGGTGCTGTTGGCGCGCCGGCGTGCAGACGATGGCACTCCGGCTACGCGCTACGCGCTGTGGTCGGTGGCCCGTGGAGCCGGCAAGACGGGGCTAGTGGTGGCGCTGCTCGAGTGGCTGTTGTCCACCGGCGAGGACATGGAACTGTGCGCGGTGGCGACCAACCAGATGAAGGCCAACATCATTCACGGGCGCATAGCCAAGATGCACAACGGCGAGGACCGGTGGCGCTCGGTGGGTGGTGGTGCTTCCACTACGTCCGGTTTGATCCAACACAAGAAGGCTGTATTCAATGCGTTCCCGTCCACCGATCAAAGTATGGACGGCCTGGTCCCGCGGCTTCTGATCGCGGATGAGGCCAGTCGCATGGACGCGGCAATCCTGCGCGGTATGTCATCGGTTACCAAGTCACCGACGGGGCAGATGCTGTTCATCACCACGCCCGATCGCGATCAGAAGTCGCGGGAACTCTGGCCCTACTGGCAAGCGTGCGAACTCGCGATTGACCAGGGGACGCCGCTGCCCGAGGGGTGGTGGGCGATGCTCTGGGGCATGGACACGGACGATGTGCCGGACTCTGACCTGGCGGTGCAGCACGCGAACCCGAGCGCCGGTGTGCTTGGCGCTGGCATCCGTGTCATCCGTGACAAGATCGCGAACGCACTGGCGACCGCAGACCCGAAAGCACGGGAGGAAACGTGGCTGCAGGAGCTTGCAACGTTCACGGATGACCTTGCCGGCGCGCTGCCGCTCGAGCTACTCGACCGTGTTTCGGTGGAGGAAGACTGGGATATGTTGCAGGGCGCAGCCGGTGTGGTGGCGGTCGACTTCAGCCAGGGCGGTTTCGCGTTCGGTTCACAGTGCGATCTCACTTCGCTGTGCCTCGCGGTGTGGGATGGGACGAAGGTGCACACGCGCGGATACCACTGGTGGGCCGGCGCTGATATCGCCTTCGATGAGAAGAGAACGCGCCAACCACTGCAAAAATGGGTGGACGATCACGCACTTTCGCTCGCTGGAGGCCCCACAATCGACCTGGATTTGGTCGAAGCAAGGCTCGTAGACATCTGTCGGACGTACGACGTGCGTGCATTTGTGGCCGATCCGGTCGGCAAAGCGAGCGCCTGGGCTGCCCAAATGGAGCGGAAACACGGGTGGAAATGGCACAAAGCACCGCAGACAATCGTCTGGATGGGTGGTGGTTGGGCCGTTTGGAGCGATTGGATCCGCGCCGAACGCATCCGATGCAAGCCGGACCCAGTGCTGCGAGCGTGCCTGGCGTCGGCTCGGCTCTATGTCGGACTCACTGGATTGGCCATGCCGGTGAAGCAGAAGAGCACCAGCAACATCGACGCGCTCACTGCACAGGTCATGGCGGCGCGAGTTTTGAACGATCTGCAGATCATGGGAGGCAGCATGTACGAGACTCAGCCGGGCTTCTGATTACTGCGCGTATGTACGCCGCATACACAATCTGAAATAGTGTCTACACGCCGTTGACGCGGTGTATGCGCGCACCATTGCATTCTGTAAATGTCATGGTGTAGTGGTTGAATGGGATCATGGTTGGGTAAATTCTTCCGCCGCCCGATTGCGCAAACGATCATCAGCTACACACCGCTGACGTTTACGACGGTATCCGCTGATCTACTCGGCGTCCCCGCCATCGTGCGTGCCGTGAATCTGATCAGCACCGATTCAGCGCGGTTGGATCTCACTGTTACGCGCCGCGACGGGTCCGTAGTTGAGGACTCGCCCGCGGTCGATCTGCTCTACGGGAACACCGCTTCCTTCCTGAGTGGGTACGAAATGCGTAAGTGGCTGGCGACGTCGGCTCTCTACTTCGGCAATGGCTACCTGCTCATCCGGCGCGATCTCCGCACCGGCGATCCGGTGGCTTTGGATCCGGTTGACCCGTCTGCCGTCAGCGTTGAGATTAAGGGGTCAGAAGCCCGTTACATCGTCAACAATTCGGTAGTGGATGACTCAAGTCTGATCCATGTGCGGGCCTCGACGGACCCGCGCAGTCCTTGGCTCGGGGTGTCTCCGATTGATCAGTGCTCTCGCGTGCTTGGGACTCAAGCCATTCTGGACCAAGCGATCGAGGAACTGGCCAAATCCGGCTTTGTCGGAAAGCTCGCGATCGAGCACCCCGGGCCCTTGACTGCTACGGCGCGCGATTCGATGCGTACTAAGTGGGCAGAGCAGCACAGCGGCGCAGACAAACTCGGCTTCCCGGCGTTCTTCGGCGAAGGCATGAAGGCTTCGCAAATGGCTGCGGACGCTGCCGCTCGTTTGATGGACGCCAAGAAGATGGGCGTCGAAGAAGTGGCGCGTGCATTCGGCGTGCCTCCGCAACTGCTTTACCAGGGCGAAGGCCGCTCGCAACCCGAGATCGCTCAGGCGTACGTCACGCACTGCCTCGCGCCGTTCTGCGCCGGCATCGATGCGGAACTGTCGCGCAAGCTTCTTCCACCAGGTGAGCGCATAAAGACTGATCTCGTTCCGATCACACAAGGCGACTTCCGCACGGCCGGCAAGGCGTACGCGGCGCTGGTGCAGGTCGGCGTCCTGGCACCGAACGACGCACGCGTGCGGCTCGGTTTGCCACGTATCTCAGGCCTTGACGATCCGGCGCCGGTGATCTCCGGCATCACACCCGCTGCGAATCTCGCAGACGCAGACGAAGGGGACCCACCATATGAGTGATCTCGAAACACGCCAGGCATCCATCGGTGCTGTTGAAGGCAAGACCATCACCGGCTACGCCGCTCTTTACAACTCATGGAGCAAGCCGCTCATGGGTGCGAAGGGCACATTCACCGAGCGCATCGCGCCTGGTGCGTTTGACGCATCGATCGCAGCCGGTGCGTCGCTGTGGTTCATGCACGATTCGAAGCAGATTCTTGCCAACACCAAGAGCGGCACGCTGGCTCTTGAATCAGACGCGCAAGGTCTGAAATACACCGCCACGCTCGGCGATTCGCAACGCGACGCAGACGTGCTCGACCTGGTTAAGCGCGGCGTAGTCAGCGAAATGTCGTTCGGATTCTCAGTTCCACCAGGTGGTGATTCGTGGGCCGGTGAGAAGCGCACGCTGAACTCAGTCAATCTCAGAGAAATTTCACTCGTCGAAGTGGGTGCCTACAACGCCACTACTTCATTCGTCAGATCACAAGAAACGCCAGTCATCACAAAGGTAATCAAGCCAATGAACATCCGCACCATGAATGCAAAGCTCGCAGAACTGCGCGCACAGAACGTCGAAGGCACCGAAGTAGAGAACCGCGCCGAGATCGTCGCACAGATCGAGGAGATCACCGAAGCGCGCAACGCCGCGATGGCTGCCGCTGATGGCATCCGCGAGGCTGCGACCCCGATCCAGCGCACGATGGACCGCCGCGACGCTGGCGAAGAGTGGCGCGCATCGCCGGAGTACCGCGACCAGTGGCTGAGCTACCTGCGCGGCGGACGTATGCCGGAACAGCGTGCAGCGATGACCACCGCTAACCCTGCAACTAACTCGGTGCTCATCCCGAAGCTGTACACCGATGCCATGGCTCACTACGCCCAGGTGGCAACCGTAGCTCGCCAGCTAGTGGACTACAAGTCCGGCGTGCAGGGCTACCAAACGTTGCGCTACAACACGCTGTTCAGCAATGACGCTATCACGAATGCGTGGACCGTTTCCGACGTTGGCACACAAGCAAGCACCGAAATCAATCCGGTCTTCGCTGAAGTTCCACTGGCTCCGGCAGCGTGCTTGCCGTTCACAACCGTCTCAAAACAGCTGCTTTTGCAGAGCAATTTTGATCTGGAAGCCGAAGTCGTTGAAAACCTGAATCGGCAGTTTGTTCGCAATGCTGAGTGGGGGTTGCTATCCGGGGGTGGTTCAACCGGTACGAACGGTTCGACGCTCAATCAGCCAACTGGACTCTTCACTGTGCAGACTGGTTGCACCATCGCGACTGCAACAAGCACTGGTACATCACGCGCCTTGGCTTTGACTGCCGCGTGCACCGTGGTAAATTTGACCGCGATGCGTTACACCAGTCTTCCTGCGAGCTACTGGGGCACAGCCTCTTGGCTCATGGGTCAGGACGTGTACGCCAAGATCGCCGGTTTGACGATCAATGGAGTGCCCGTGTTTGTCCCATCCGCCGATGCCGTCGGCCAAGCCGGTGCGGGCTTCACGTTAATGGGACTCCCAGTGTACGTGAGTGAATTCACTGGTCCTACGCAGGCAACCGGGGCAGGCGCGAAGAACACTATCTTCAGTCTTGGCAACCACAACGAGGGCTATAGCGCTCGCGAGTGGGCCGGCGCGACGATCATGCGCGATGATCTCAGTCTGGCAGCAGCTGCCCAGGTGAAGTTCCAAGGCACGATGTTCATGAACGGCAACTTCACCCGCGCGAAGGCCATCGTTCAGATGCAAGTCACTAACGCCTAATCATCCTCTCAGCAGCGGCGGGGCGGGGCTTCGGCCCTTCCCCCGCCGCCGTGGAGCACATCATGCCTGGCACTCCCACCAATTTAGATGACGTCAGGCAATGGCTAAAAAAGGGTCATCAGGAAGATGATCCGGCTATTGCCGCTTCCTTGCGCGCGGCTGTCTCCATGTGGGAGGCTGCGACCAACCGTGGCGTGGCGGTGATGTCGGAGGAAGAGTGGATGGCTATCCGGCTGCAAGTCGGTGGCCTTGAACCGTGGCGCGGCGATGACGCCGTGACCCCCGAGCCGCACCCGTTCATCCAAACCATACGGCGGATGCACTCAGACCAATCGATCGGATGATCTATGGCCGGATGTGGATTCTGGCGCGAAGTCTTGACGGTGCAAACGTCTACACAGACGGTTGACGCATTTGGCCAGGCACAATTAGCCTGGCTAAATGTCGGCACGGTTCGCGGCATGGTCACAAGTTCACAGAGCGAGGTCATGGATGATCGCGGCTCGGCGATACGGACGAACTTGGATATCGAGACTGCCTGGAGTCCGATCATCAACACGCGTAGCCGGCTGGTCCTCAACGGAACCGCGTACAACGTGTTGAGCCTGGTGGACCCGGACAGTGGGCGTAAGAAACGCTTGCGCGTGACTGCTGCGGAGGTGACGCCGTGAGATTCCACGATCGATACATGGGCCCAGCGGGTAGGGGCAGCGGCGGGTCTGTAGGCACGTCTGGTGCTGTCCGCATCACTATCGATACGGACGAAGTGAAGCGCACACTGGCGCGGCTTTCGCCGGCGCTCAACGAATCCGTCCGGAAGAAGGCAATTCGCAAGGGCTTTAAGCCGTTCGTGGCAAATCTGAGAGCCGTTCTGCTAAATGCGCCTTACATTCGCAGCGGGAAGAAGGTCCATCGCAAGGCGATTGCCTCCGCTACTCGGATTAGTTCGCCCAAGCGAATGGGACCAGCCGGCGCACCGATTCGCGCCGAGCTCGGGGTGCAACTCGGCAAGAAAGGCGGGGCGCGCGCCCGTGGCCGGCAGTTCGTGTTCCCCTGGACAGAGAACGGATTTGTGCACAAGCACTCCGGACGCATGATCCCCGGCAACCACTACGGCGAGATGTGGGGCAAGGCAAACGTAGCCAAGATCATGCAAGCGATCAGTTCCGAGATTCTGATTGAGGCTCGCAAGATCCTCGGAATGGGAAATACCAGTGTCCCTAAGTAATATCCAAAAGGCTATTCGAGTTGAGTTACAACTAAAAGCGAATTCCTTCTGTGGGGTTCGCCAGGCAGGTGCTGTAACACCGTGTTACGTGTACGAGATCACGAGCGCTGCCGTTGATGTTGTTACTTCCGGCATCCCAACTTTGTGCCATTGGACAATTACGGTACAGGTTCAAGCCATAGCGGATACGGTCGATGATTGCCTCAAGCTGGTAGACGATGTGCGGACTTCGTTTGCAGCACCAATTACGAACGTGGGATACGACTGTGTGTTAGTCCTGTCCGCGTTCAGCGTGACCATGAGCACCGAATCAATAGATGACGGCAAGACCGATGCGGAGCGCATCGGCAATATCCAACTCGAACTACTTGTACAGGAGACAACATAATGGCATTTACCCCCGGATACGGCGGATCGCTAACGCTTGTTCTTGATGGCGCAGCTAGCGCTACTTACTTTGCAAAGAATGTGACGTATAGCCATTCGCGAACCTCGTTGGACTCGACAAGTCTTTCCGACTTTCGCGAGAAGCGGATGCCTGGCCGAATTCAGCGTAGCGCTACCTTTGACTGCATCTCAGACTCATCGCTTGACACAGCGATCCGTACTCACATGAACCCGACGACTATTGCATTGGCGCAGGGTGTTTCATGCGTATTTACCTACACCGATAAAAGCGCATTTGCTTACACGCTGACCGGACACATGACAAGCGCAACGCGTACTGACGATGGTTCCGGCCCTGGTATGTGGTCAATCACCGTTGAGGAGTCTTAATGCCGTTTGATCTGTCTTCAATCTCACCAAAGCCGCGGCGCGTCGACGTGCCTGGTGTCGGCGTCATCATGGTGCGCGAGCCAACGATGGCGGACTACACCCGTGCCTCGGCAGATCCGTACTGGTGGGCGGCGTGCTTGTCCTGCAGCGATGGCACGCCGTTCGTGCACAACAACGCAGACATGGCAAACGTCCGTGCAGACATCTGCTCCGCGCTACTTGAGGAGATCAACCGGGAACGTTTTACGACGCCGCCGAACGGCGGCTCTGGAGAATCGCAGACGCCGAGCAACGCATGAACATGAGCGGACTCATTGCCAAGTCGGAACTTACCACCCTTGAGCGGTGTGAGTGGCTGCTTACGGCTCTGGTCTGCAACGCTGTCGGGCAAAAGCCACAACGCTGCATTCCGTGGTTGAAGAAGGAGACCTATGGCAGATAAGAGCATGAAGGCTGTCATACGCGCTGAAGTCGATCCGTCAGGCGTCATTAAGGGGGTTGCGGCGACTAATCGCGAGTTGGCCAAGTTGAACAGCAAGACCAGCGCCATCGCTGTCGGTGCATCGTTCAACATGGCTCAGATGGGTTTTCAGATGCTCATGGGTGCATTTAGAATTATGGATCGGCGCATGACTGACTTGGCCCAAATGTCGACGAGGTTTTCGCCTGAAGCGCAAAGAGGCGTTATGCAAACGAAAATGCTTGAATTGCGACGAGAGCAATTTATGGCAAACACGTTTGGCATCGATGTAGCCGGTGCGGAACGCGCAAAGCGTGGTGGCATTCAACGCCGTGCCGAAACAGACGTTGCAGACGGAGCTGGACAAATCGCGTTCTTTGAAAGCCTGAAGCAAGACGCACTGTCCTTGTACAACGATTCAATGGCATTCGCAGCAGAGATGATGAAGTCGCCTGAAAACCTTATAGATCCTGCTTCAAACAAAGCGCGGTTTAAGAAGTTGCAAGGGTATATGCCGTTCTTAGATGCTGGAATGCTCGACCAAGGCGGAAGGATAGACGTCGGAAAACTTGGAACAATGGGCCAAGAGATGACCGCCGGTATGAGCGACAACAAAGACCGCGACGTACAAGTAAAGAATGCAATGATTGACGCCGAAAACTTGCGGCTCATGCGCGAACAGAATCGGATTTTGAAAGGCGGCTCCTGATGTCATTCACACTTGTAGAACGTCCAAATAGCCGCAGTTACTCTATCGTTCCAACACCAGGTGAGTCGTTTATCACCATTCAGTATTTGATGACGTATAGCAGCGGTAGCGTTCAACCAACCGAACAGCAGATCCTTGCTGCTGCTGGAACCGTTCCGAGCCGCATTGATTCAGCGCTTTACACTAGCGATCCTTACCTAAAAACTATGGTAGTTCGTGAAGTATCCGTTGAGCCGGTACGGGAACGACAGAACGCTTGGGTTGTTACAAAACGAGCAAGCACCCGCAACGGTTCGTTACTTAGTCAAACAGACGGTTCGTACTGCTCGTGCACACGCGCAACAGTGGTGCGCTCGACGGCCATGTACCGCAAAGGTGCTACGTTTCCAACTAACGGAACAGTAGCGTTTGCATCGGGGGTAGACATCGGCGGAGACAAAGTTGACACGAACGGCAAGCCAAAAGTGTACGACGTACCGCAGCAACTAGTGACTATTGAAACGCAGTATGACCGGACGCTTCCGCAGGCCACGCCTGCTGCTGAACCACTTTGGGCTACTTACACCTCGTATGTGGGCAACCGAAACAGCGTTTTATTCCTTGGGTTTCCAATTGGAACGCTGCTTTACCAGGGCTTTCAGACCGCACCGGAAGACAACTACTACCGAATGAGCCATACATTCTTGTATGACGCTTGGTATCACCTTGAGCAGATTCCTTGTCCAAATCCATCTGGCGAACTCTTCCTAACTTCGGGCGTCAGTATTGGAACTCCGGCAGTACCAATCTTGCAGGTAAAGGATGTGGTTTTCCTGCAACGGTATGACACACTTTCCGCGTTCTCCGGCATCTTGACGGCATTAGACCTGACCGCATTGACTAGCCCGAAACCACTGGCAATTGCATAATGGCTTTCCAAAACCCCATATTCAACGGGAACTTGTACGGCGGACTGACACGGTTCGCCATGAACGGGTTCGCGCAGACTCAACGGGTGGCTACTGCCAACGCAGCCGGTATTAAGTTCGCACAGAGTGAAGCGTTTGCCAAGGCGCCTACCAAATCTGTCCTGGTGTCCATAGACACTGCCACGCTTCACGCAGCAAACCGATGGACGTATGCCGTCAAGATATGGTTCCCAACTCCAATCGGCGGTGGTGGCATTACTGTGCCGACAACCGACTTGAGTGGCACTTATGCCGCTGCCGTCAATCTGCGTGAATGGCACAACACTTCCACAATCGTCGATGGCATGAACATCTCAACCGCTCCAGCGGCCACGATTGGGCCGGTCGGATCTACTTACAGCACTGGCACTGCTTCATGGTCTACAACAGAACTATCAGCAAAGGTCGAGCTCCACGTTTGCCACGATAGTTCCGGCGCAGTCTTTGCCTACTTCGACCGACCAAACCCACTGAGGTGCACCTAATGCCTAATCTCGACCTAGCGCTTTCATACCCAGGAGTTGTAATCGTCCCAGGCGAAGAGTGGACGCTCGCCGGAACAGTCCAGCTTGAAGGCACCTCAACCGCGCAGAACCTCACCGGCTACACGGTGAAGGGCAACGTGCAGATCGGATCGACGAACACGCTGAACACCGGCACGTACGCCGTAGTAGTTGCGGCGTCAGGCACGTTCACCTGGACGCTATCGATGGCGCAGACTGCGCTATATGCGCCCAACTCATGGGGCACGATCGTCCTGTACCTCGACCACGCTAGCACCGATTCGTTGCACATTGCGACGATCGGGTTTCGCACCTCAGCGGAGACTATCTGATGTATACGAGCATGATGCGGAAAGCGCTGTTTGGCAGCGGCGACACGGCGACCCTTTCGCTGGACTTTAGTGCGGGCAGTTTGCCGACGGCAGTGACCTTCACACGCGCAGACTCGACGGCGCGCGCGACCTACATCGATGCCAGTGGGTACGTGAAGACGGTTGCTGCCGCTGGGGATGCGCGATTTGATTACACGGGCGGCGTGGCGAAGGGTTTGCTCATTGAGGCGGCGGCGACGAATTTGGCGCGTTGGAGCGAAAATTGTGGAAACACCGCAAATGGTTGGTGGTCGCTCACAGGCGCTGGTAGTACATTAAACAGCCAGACCAAGACATCCCCGGCGAACACTAGTACAGCGAGTGAAATATCATTCGGTACATCGACAAACTCTAATACTTATGTTTATGTTGGTACCTCTGCACTAACTTACACAGGTTCAATATATTTGCGGCTTGTAAGTGGCAACCCGGCGATCAATATACGAGTCTATAACAGCACTACCGGAATCGCTACTCTTACTCCGATTACTGTCACATCCACATGGGCAAGGTATTCGGTTTCGTTTACTGGCGGTGCATCCTTTGTTGAGTTCGGTATCCAATCGCCACACGCAACAACGGTAGTAGTGGACGTTTGGGGCGCACAAGTCGAACTAGGCACACAAGCAAGTTCCTTTATTGGCAATGCTGCAAGTCAACTCACCCGCCTCGCCGACGATGCCGTGATTCGCAGCACCGCGTGGACATCGCTCTACGCGCAACCGGGCGCGATGGTGGTCGAGTTCTACCGAGGCGCGTACGGTGCTGGTGATCGTTCGATCATGTCGACCGATACAACGGCCGCACTGCATTGGCATCTAAAGCAAGCGAACGCAAGCGCCACGGCGCAGATCGCTTTCAGTTCAGGTTCAGCAGTAACGCAGACGGGACTAGTAAGCGGACTAAACAAGGTGGCGCTTGCATGGAACGCGCCAACGCCTACGGCATCGTTTGACCTGTGCGTGAACGGTGCTACGCCGACCTTCGGCGGCAGCAACGTGGGTACCACGCTCTCGACCTGGCTAACCCTTGGATCCCAATCGACCACAGGCGTAAGCGGCACAGGTGTTTGGGATGGCTACCTAAACAACTCCATTAAGAGCGTGAAGTACTACAGCGCCTTGACCTACGCAGAGATGCAAGCAAAGACCACATGACGAACTATTACCTACGCACCACCACACTGTCGCAAATGAATACGGCACTGGCGCTTATCCCTGAGCCGCGCTACATCGACATGATCGGCACACTTGGCGCTGTGCTTGACATCGACGGCAACGTAATCACGCCGGAGGATCTACGCATCCACGCCAACGTGCGGTGCGAGACGATCGCTCCAGCGCTTTTAGCCACGCTCCCGACTTGTTTGCCCGCCACGCCGCGCAGGGAGTTCGTCTGATCTACCTCGCCGTCATCGTCGCTTGCCTATTGACCGGCTGCGCTTCGCAGACGGCGATGATTAGCCAGGCCGCTACATCGAGCGCAGCAAGCGCAGCGGTTGCACGGGCGCACCTGGTGGCAGCAAGCGCGGAGCTCGACAGCATCGAGGCGCAAGCCAATGCAGTGCACCAAGCCATACCGTTCGTCTCGGATGACCAAAGTCCGATCCACTCAACGCTCCAGTATGTATCGATTGCAGTGGTGGCCGCTGTGATCGGAGCACTGATCTACACCTACATACCACGAGGCCGCTGATGCTTACGACTGCCCAATACACGATATGGATGCTTGCCCTAGTCGCACTGACCTTCGCTGCCGGGTGCAGTGTTGGCTCAACCTTCCGCCGCACCCGCACTTCAACAAAGGCATCAAATGCTCAACCTCGCAAGCGCTGAATCTTTCCTCGGATCAATTTTCTTCGCCACCACTTTGGGCTTAATTGGTGCCTTGGCAGGATATTTTTGGTGCCGCAGTAAGGGCAGCAAATGAGCCGACGGCGGTCTTGCTGTTGCCAAGACGGACTCCTTTGGTACGCGCTCAAGTGTGAGACGTATTTTGAGGATTACTGTTGCACACCTGATTGCACAAACGCGCCCGCCCGCATTGAGTTCTGTCCGCGCTACCTCTTGTCGATAGGCATACCATCGCCGCCAGACCTGGCGAACAAGTGCTACTTCGTCAGTTACGACTGCTGTATCTACATTCTGACTGGATTTGAAACCACGCCTTGTCCGAATCCGTTGTCGACTTGGCCAGTGAACGTCGGCAAATTGGTCAAGGTCAAGAATCGCGTCGCCGGTGAGAACCCCTGTTGCTATGCGGATGCCCAACAGCAGGGCAACCCTGGTGGGATTGCCAACATTCAAATTCCTGGATACGGCCCGCAGGGAAACGCTCCGCCCAACAACGGCCCCGCTATTGGCAACAACACAAATTTGCCGTGCGAAGAAACGGTTGCGGAGTGCTACGACTTCAAGGATCAAGCCGGTACCGTTAAAGGTAAAGGCGTCACGATTGCTAGCAACGCCACGACTTGCATCGAAAAGTACGGCGTTCCGTGGGATGTTCGATGCGGTCACGGGCCAGCAGTAACAATCGATACGCTTAGCGTTGCAATGTCGCAGGAGATGAGTTTCTGCAGAGTGCGTGATGACATTACGGCTTGCCCAAACCAAGTCACAAAAAGTTTTCGAAAGTACATGGAGTGTCCTGATTGCGACCCTGAAGGGGATTGCTGCGGTAATGAAGGCAACTGCGCTCAGTATCCTGATTTCTGCGATACAGAACTTGACCGCTTTGAGACGTATGACGTAAAAACCTGCTACTCCATTAACTCCACTGGATGCGCGACTCATGATGAAGACATTATGACAATCAAGTTTTCGGCGTGCGCGGCTCCTGACATTGACCCTGAGGGTCAAGGCGCACAAGCGGCGCTCAACGCGTTGTTTCTTGGCTCGTCCGGCCTTGTTCACATTGACCAGGCGAACACGGTGGCGACAGGATGGGGGACGCTGGGTGCGCCTAAGTTGAGCGTCTGCGGCTTCGACGTTGTCATCTTCTCAGGCAATGCCGCCCACATCGCTGAACGGATCAATACGCGTATCGGTGGTCTAGTGTCGGCTTCAGGCATTCCACCATGGTCTGCCTACTTCTGGTTCGGTAACCGGCAATCGTGCGTAAAGTGCGACTGGCAAACGCCAAACGATCGTCCGGGCTTTGCGGTCGGCGATACTTTGACCGTCGACCGTGTTGCGTTTACAGATTCCAATACCACGATCACAGTCACTCTTCGGGCATCTGCATTGCGGTACTACGCTTGCGCTGCTCAGACGTTGATTGTGGATTACGCCTGGCATAAGACAAGCGCCAACACTTGCAACGCGGCCATATCGGCTACTAGCGCAACGCCGAACAACTACGTCCTGCAGTGCTTGTCTTTCCCCGAGTACGCGTTTGGTGAGCGATACACCATGAAGCGCATTCAGGAATACGGGAACGGAACTATTCCAATATGCGTGGATATTGGCTTCTATCAAAATGCAACAAATTGCGAAGCTCGGGACGGATGGCCGCTTGAAGACATCACAGTCAACATTGGTGGCATTGACATCGTTCTTGTGTATGGGTGGGACTCGCTATGCCCGCAAATGCCTGATCCGCGCACCGGCTGCTATGCCTATCCGTTCGTGTACGAGCCAGCGCCTTGCTGTCCTGGTCAAGGCGTGGATTGCAACGAGTGGGCAATTGATCACCCCTTACCGCAACCATGTTTGCGTTCATTCCAAGACCCAAACGTCTACTGCAAATCTGATGGAACGGTGATAGGTCTCACATCATGAAACTTGGCACAATCACCATCTCCGGAGTATCGCTCCCCATCATGGACTGCAAGTCTTGGCGGGTGGCCGGTACGTCACCGTTCTGCGTCAAGAACCTTGACGCCACTAAGTGCTCCACTTGCCAAGAACGGGAAACGCGGAACGGGAATTACATCGACCCGCCGATCATGTTTGGGGAACCGGCGGCTGTCGAGCAACCCATCGTTCCCAGACGGTTTGGCATGGGCGACGTAGTAGCGGCGGCAACAAATGCTGCGGGTATAAAGCCTTGCGGCGGCTGCGCCAAGCGCAAAGCAGCCCTAAACAGGGCGACGCCAGGGTGGGTAGGAAAGATCCTCAGTTGGTTTAAGAGGTAAACCGAGTACCTTCCGGTCATGAGACACCGGGGCTTAATAGAAAAATTGGATCGCCAGCGCGGCGAATGGTGGCTTTGCCGCAAGGATTCTGACCCTCGGGGCAAGTGGACGATCACGGCTGACCCAGGCCCGCAGTGGGATTGGCGCTTCAAGGTGGGCTTTAGTTATGAGCGCGCAGTACGCAGATTATTGGTGGCTCAGGATGAAGAAAAGCGCACAAGCAAACTTGCTCTAAAAACCGCAGAAAGAGTAGAGCAAATTTCCGCGGCTGTCGATAAGATGCGTACTAAGCGCATATAGGGGGTGTACGTCAGGACTGCGGATGGCTGAAATCGAATTTAACGTAACAGCCAAACGTTATCCTGCACTGCCCGATATGCGTCTCCTTTGGAGGACGCAGCATGGACAGCAAGGACCGCAACACTCAGCGGCGAATGATCGGGGTAGACCTCGTAACTGACGGGCTACTGGAGGCGATAGCAAAGTACGACGGGTCGACCAAGGTGCACGTGGTGCGCCAGCTTGTTCGCTCGGCGGCCCGTGCTCACTATGGAACCGTAGAGGCTGCGCTACTGGAGGTCCGCAATGGCTGACCTATTCACAGGGATCGCGTGCCTGGTGTCGGTGGGAGTCTTCCTGCTGCTGTTCCTTGTCCCTGAACATGAAGCGTGCCAACCGGTGCGGAAGCGGGGCGAGGAATGATCCCTATCCGTAAATACGACACGGAGTATTGGCGCAGCACTTCGGCAGGATTGCAGCGCGAGGTGGATCACTTCCGCGACAAGGCAAGTCTGCAGGGAAACATCATTCAGAGAATTGCACAGCGCATTGAGAGAATTTGCGATGAGGTCAGCGCTGGGCGGATGAATGAATCGGACGCGCTGCAGAGGCTGAACAACCTCGCGCAGTTGGTGTTCCGGACAATCGAAAGCGAACAACGAGCAAACGCGGTCAAGTGACCGCACCGCAGGGGTCGGACGTGCTGCCGCACCCCTGCGGCCATTTCATGGAGGATGGATATGGAAATGCAAGAAGAGTCAAAGGTAAAGGCGAACGCCGCCGCTAGGCAGTGGTGCAAGGAAGCGATCAAGCTGGAGTATCGGTGGTGTGTCGATAGCAACAGTTGGTACACGCGTGCTAGTTCGGGCGTGTGGGAGCGCGACCGGCTGAACATGGTGAAGGGTGAAATCATCAAGGGCGCAGCCAAAGCGAACCCAAACGATACGGGCAGTTGGGCGCGCTACTTTGCGTCAGTGGCTGAATCGTTCGATGGGTTGGTGGTTGGTAGCGCTGATTGGGATCAGCACCTGTGGGGATTCGGTGCGCCTGACGATGTGTATGACCTAATCGAGGGTAGTGCGATCAACCGGCTGCTCGATCTCAGCATTACCAAGCGCGTAGGCGTTCGACCAGGTGGATCTACCACCAGGTGGGAAGCGTTCCTGCTCGAGGCTGCACGTGGCGATGCCGAAGTGGTGGCGTTCCTGAAGCGCTGGGCCGGCTACGCGCTCAGCGGAAGCACCAAGGAACACTGCATTCTGTTCATCCACGGACCAGGTGGAAACGGGAAGAGCGTGTTCGTGGACACCATCCGCTATGCCTGGGGCGAGTACGCCAAGACCCTGCCAATGGACGCGCTGATGGAGTCGAAGGGCGATCGGCATCCGGCAGAGATTGCCATGCTAAAGGGCGCGCGCCTGGCCATTGCCAATGAAACGCAGGAAGGGCGAAAGTGGGATGACGCGAAGCTAAAGCAACTAACGGGCGGCGATGTGGTGGTGGCTCGCCATATGCGTCAGGACTGGTTCGAGTTCACGCCGTGCTTCAAGCTGCTGGTGGTGGGGAACCATGCGCCGCAGATTGCGGTGGTTGACGATGCCATGCGTAGGCGGTTGTGCATGGTGCCATTCACCAACAAGCCAGAGAAGCCGGAT